ACGACATCGCCTACCACGCAGCCCTGCGCCTTGGCCGTGAACACCGCCGAGAACAGGCCGCGATACTGATTGCGCTGCAATGCCTGCTTGGCGATCCGCTGTGCCCGGCGACCGTCCTCGACATAGGGCAGATCAAGCGACATAACCCGCTCAACGCCGTCCGGGCTGGCGAAACCGACTTCCGGGTAATCAACAAGCTGGTAGAGGCTGTTGCTAGACGGGTCGATGTAGCGGCCACGGGCCTTGTTGTAGGTGTCGGTCAGGCCGCGCGTCTGGTTCCACTCGAACTCGCCCAGAATGTCGTTGTCATCAAAGTCTAGCACATAGTCGCCCAGATCGTTCTTGATAACCTCAAGGCTGAGCTTGCCATTGCTGTCCCGCAGCGTCCCGTTCATGCAGGCAAGGAACGTATTGATGACGCTCATGCGGTCGTCAGCGTCGGAGGCCGTCCCAGAAGTGCGGTAACGCTTCTGCGTCCCACCAGTGGCGAGAATGACGGTTTCGTCGCAGATGTTCGCCGCAGTGATGAAGGACTCCAGATCAATGCGCTCAGGCGGAACACCGCAGCCAACGGACAGGCGGCCATTGATCTTCCAACCGAGCAGCCACCACAGAAGTTGCAGCGCGGGGTTATCGGTATCGTCTGCGGCAGTGTAGCTGCCCCAAGTCGCCTGGTCGTCTGCGCGATGCGCGCCAGAGCCGCCGGGGACCATGCTATCAAGGCGCGGGTCGTACAGAAGTGCGCCATCCCCGATGATAGTAACTCGGCTGGGTAGACCGTTAACCAGGGGGCTTTCCGTCTTGGAGTTGGCCCCAGTGCGCTTGATGCGAATATGGACATAAGCGCAGCCGGTCAGGCGGGTGGACGAACCCCACTTAGAACCGCCGTTGATTGAGATGGTGTTGCCAGCCGTGCCTTCGGTGCGAACGGCGACTGTCAGGTAGCCAGAATAGGTGCCAGTGACGCCGCCGCCTGCGGTCCACGCCTGCTTTTCTTCGAACCAGATCTCATCAATGGAGGTCACCTTGTGCGCGGCCACCGCGATGATGTAGTCGATGTATTCCTGGTTAGTGCCGCTCGCCTCATGGTAGCGAAGATCCAAATTCATCGCCGTGGTGCCAAATACGGCCTTGCGCGGCGTGGTCGTGTCAAGAGTGACGTTGAGGCGGGATAGCTGGGACTTGGGGACTTGCGGCGAGCCGAAGATAATTTGCTGGGCCGTAGACAGCGCGGTGCTAGCCCCGATAGCGAAGAGAGCTGCGCCCAAGGGGCCACCAATGGCAAAACCAACAACGGCGGCAACTACGGAGCCAATCAGTTTTAGAACTTTGCCCAAGCTACACGCTCCATGCCTTGTCCCACATCGCTCTGGGCACCCTCTCCAGTCCGTCATCAGAAACGAACCACGCGAACGACCCCATTACTACACCAATAGAGCCGTCAAAAAAAGCAATGTCGCCCCTTTGAGCATGGCTAAGCTCAATCGCTGGAAATTTTGCGTCCACGGTCGCCTCAAGAGAGCCATTGCCGATCTCCATTGCTGCCCGCAGGCTGCCGAACTCGCTGTCGTACTGGCCGCGCAGTTCAGGCATTGGATACTTGCCGGTCACGGCCTCGACCGCGCCAGCAACGAAATGGGCGCAATCATTGACGCCATAGACGAACGGCTCATGGCGCTTGGTAGCGATGTAATCAGACAGCCGCTCTTCCCAGTTAGAAAGCCTCATACCTGCCTCACATCCTGATTGCCACCGCCCATGCCGCCACCGGACCCGCCGTAATTGGTTGACCCACCTCCCCCAATTCCGTTGGCTGCGCCCAGGGTAGCGTTGGCGCTGAGATCGCCGCTGTCAAACAGGTTCTGCATCATGTAGGTCTTGCTGGGTGCGCCAGAGAGCGAGGCAAGATAGTTCTCAATCGTCAGTGTAACCCGCTGAGCCTCCGGTGAGCCTGCAACGACAATATCGTTCATGTAGCCGGTATAGTACGGAATGATTGACCCGACCTGGGTTTCGTTTTCATCCACGCAGTAGAACCAGAGGCGCGCCGCCCGGCCCTGCCAGCGGGTCTTGTCGCCAATCGTATTCAAGAAGTCAGAGGTGCGGACGAGCACCGTCTCGGTGTCCCTCGTATAGATCGTGTCCCCGTCCCGCTCCAAGATCGGGTCAAGGTTGACCAGAAGGCCGTGCATTGAAACGGCAACCGTGTCGGAGCCGGTTTCGTTATGCTTGACCGACCCAACCTCAATGACCTGGTGGCTGTAGGATTCGTAGGTGCCGTCCAGCTCGCTATCGCCAGATGCCGCAATGGTCTTATCATACAGGCCACTAGTGGCCCGCAGAACGTCACCTTGGATGTCGGCATAGATCAGTGCGCGCCAATAAACGACCGGCGCTTCAAGCGCGGCCTGTGTGGTGGCATCAACCATTAGAACGATTCCCGCAGCGTAAACGAAATGCTGTAGACCATCCCCGGCTCGACCGAGTACGAGAAGTTCTCCACGCTATACATCAGGGCGTAGGGGTTGCGAAACTCGATCAGATCGCCATCGCCTGGTGATACTCGGATGGGCGGTGCGAATTGAACCGTTGCCTCGCCAGCCGAATTGGTGGCGATGTTGGCAGTCAATTGAAGCAATTGGTTATTGATAGTGATATACTGGCCAGCATAAAGCACCGTGGTGGAAGGTGGCCAACCAGAGGTCTGAAGCGAGCGTCCGGTCTGCCCTGCTCCCTTTACGCTAGGTTCATCACCGACATAGTATGCGCCCCCCATGAAGTCGATGTACAGTTCCGGTGAGGGGCTGGGCCATCCGCTAGTCTGCTCGCTGGGCAGGACGCGAATCTGAAAATCGTTGGCCGAACCTTGTGCCAATGCCATGAAGGCGAGCCAAGCCCGCATATTTGATTCACCGACGATGGGCGGCATGGTGATGTCGCATTCCCACCAACCGCGACCAGACGAAATAACCTGACGGCGACCCGTCCAGCCGGAAACATTGTTCTGCGATGGCTGAATGAGCCGCCACGACATGGTTTGCGGCTTGGGGGTTGATGGAAAGGTAATGGTCGTCACTTGATTGCCCCTCCAAGGCGCGGACGGCGCAGACCGGACACCGTGCGGGCTTCAGCAGCGGCGATGATGGCCGGAGCAGCCTCCAAGATGCCGCGCTGCACCTGTGCGCGAACCGCCGCCGGGTCATTAGCTCCGCGAGCATCAACATTGATAGTCATGCCGCCGCCCGCTGATTCTGACTTCAGATTGTGATTGGGGATAATAGTTCCGGTGCGGTTAGGGATAAACAGTTCCGGTCCACGCTCACCAACCATATACGGCTTGTTTCCGGTGACGCCGCCACCGTTAGCCCGCCCTGGAAGCGGAAGGCCAAACGAGCCAAGGGCGCTCGTCACAAGCCCCACAATTTGCTGCACCACATAGAGCCGCCACAGCTCGTTAATGACGGCGTTGATGATACCTTTCATGCCGTCCTTCCATGAGGTCGCCCCGGTCAGCATACCTTGGAAGGCGTCGGCCACTGAGGTGCCGATGCGCGCATAAGATTCATTGAGCATCTTTAGCTGCTCGTCAAATGGCTTGATTAGGCGGTCGCTCATTACCTGAACCGTGGCATCAGCCATCGTGCCCATAAACGCAAGATGCTCTTGCAGGCCGATCTCCTGATCCTGCTGGGCCTTGGTCCAATAGCTGCGCCACTCCATGTCGGCGGCAATTTTGCGCTCAGCAATCCACTCGTCAATCTTGGCCTGCTCTTTAGCCAGGCGCTCGGCTTCCCTTAAAGCCGAGTTTGCAGAGCCGCCGCCATCCCTAGAACCCCCAGTAGAGCGAGAGGACCCGCTTGTAACTTTTTTCTGAGACGCCGCTAATTGTTCGCGAGCCGTGTTGCCACGATCAATCGCCAGCTGCTGCCAGCGAATGTCTTGATCCATCTGATTAATTTGCTCTTGTATACGGCGGCGCTCACCAGGAACCGGAGCAAACCGAGAATCTCCCATCTGCCCACCTGGCAAGGAGGTCTTATCCAGCTTAAGTTGAAGCTCAAGACGCTTTTGCTGCATCTTGGTTAGTTCACCCTCAGCCTTTATGAGGTCCGCCATGTTACCCGCAGCAACGGCATCAAGATACCTGTAATGTGCGTCAGCAGCCTTTTTTGCCGCCTCTTCACTCTGAAATAATTTATCAATAATGGGCTGAAGGGCAACTGCCCCGATGAGGACGGCGGCACCCCACGGACCCGCCAAGAAGCTACCAATTTTACCAGCCGTTCCGCCCATCATGGACATCGCGTAGCCGACTTGGCCTAGCTGCTGACTAAATGCCTGCGTGATGCTGGCCCCGGTTGAAACCGAGGTCGCAAAGTCGTTGATCTGCATACCCAACTGCTGGGTGCCCTGGCGAGCGTTACGCAGTTCCTTTGATTGAGCGTCCAGCGCATTATTATAGCGCACACCGTTGCGGATCACGGCGTCAGTGGACGCAGCCACTCCAGCGTTGGCGCGCTGAAGATTGCTCATCTCCTTTTCGAGCGCGCCGACCCGGTTGATGAGAGCAGCAATCTGCTCCGCGCCCTTGACGTTCGCTAGAATGTTTACGTTAAGGTCGTTTTGGGCCACGCTGCTTTTCCTCACTCACCTTAAAGTAGGCGACCCAAAGATTATACTCGTCTATGGAGATTTCCTCAATCTCTGCGACTGTTTTGCCGAGACGATCCGCCAAGGTAAGGAGGTTGTACCTCAGCGGATCGCTTTTCAGTTTTTTTCGTGGTCCTCAACACTAGTCGCGCCACCCATCAAGGCCGCAGCCACTGCCGAAATTACGGCGACCTCTTCGCGCATCAGGATAGGCTTGTCTTCCAGCGTAAACAGCTTTTCGCCCTGGCCGTTCTCAGCTTTGAGGATAATCAGATCGACCATCGCCTCAAACGATGCCGATTGAAGGAAGCTGGGATGCTTGCGCTGGATGCGGTTCAGTTCGCCAGCGAGGAGCGGGCCGAAATAAACAATCTCAGGCTTCCCGTCCTCACCCCATTCCGCCACTTCGATATGCTGCTTGACCGAGGTGCGCTCGGCAATTCGCTTAGCAATGCTCATACTATTCTCCTATTAGACCGTTGCGGTAGTCAGCGATCCGGTCCCCTGCAAAGTGATAGTGGATTCAACCATACCGTCAAAGCTGGCCGAAACGGTTTTCCCGGTGACAATGGCATTGCCCGTGAGGTAGACATCCCCAGCCGTGGTGCCTTCAGGCATAAAGCGGATCGCCACTTCACTGCCGACAGTCAGCGCGCCCTGACCAGTAGTGTCGGTTTCATCCCAGAAAACGTCAACCGTGCCGGTCCAAGCCTTGAGCGTGGTCTTAAAGGTGCGGTAGCTGTCACCCATCGAAGTGTCTTCGGCGGTGTCCGACGTTTCCTCAATTGAGTACGAGCGAATCTCAAGGATGCTGTTGCTTGCCCCAACCCGGACAGTGCCTTCGCTACCAGTATGAGTGGCCATATCGCTTTTCCGTTATGCGAGAGTGGAGAACGACAGGGCACCAGTACCCTGCAAGGTGATGGTCGACTCGACCATACCGTCAAAGCTGGCGCTCACGGTCTTGCCGGTGACAATGGCCGATCCGGTGTAGTAGCGCTCCGACTGACCGGCGCTAGCGCCCTCAGGATAGAAGTTGACGGTCACTTCAGAGCCGACAGTCAATGCAACCTGACCGTTCGTGTCGGTTTCGTCCCAGAACACATCGACAGTGCCGGTCCAAGCCTTCAGCGTGGTCTTAAAGGTGCGATAGCTGTCACCCATCGAGGTATCTTCAGCCGTATCCGAGGTTTCCTCGACC